TCACGAACTCCCTTGGGTTAAACGATGCATCAACATCACTCCCGAATGGTGGGAGAAGTGCACGTTTAAGGAGGTACTACTACAGGGTATCCGGTCAGGTGACATCTGGCTCAACAAAGTAAAGTATGACAATGAAGGAAAACGAATCCGAGGGAATGTCTGCCTTGAAGTTTATTTGCCCTCACGAGGCACTTGCTTGCTACAGCATGTCTCTCTCGGTGCCTGTGAGTTCGACGAGATACCGAAGGCTTTCACTGAAGGCATGTCCCAGCTGTGCCAGCTACATGGTAAAACAGGTGTTGGAGACACTGGTGAATACCTCCCCTCAGAAACAGACCGACAAGTTGGACTTGGAATGCTCGGACTTGCCAATCTCCTACGGCGGTACGGAGTAACCTATGAGCAGTTCGGGGTTGCTTTGGACGACTTCAATGCAGGCCGCGTGGTACGCACACCAGCCTATGAACTGGTATCCCAGTTTGACGCTGGTATTAAAGCTGCCGCCGAAATTGCTAGGGCTAATAATATGGTACGAGCCTTTGCTATCGCGCCCACTGCCTCCTGCAGTTATCGAAGCAAAGATCTGGATGGCTTTACTAGCGCACCAGAAATCGCTCCGCCTATCAGCCGGACGGTAGACCGTGACAGCGGTACGTTCGGTGTCGAAACATATAATTATGGCGACGTTGAGATCGCCAGCGAAGTCGGTTGGGAAAACTACAAGCGTGTTGCTGATGGCATCATGACTTTACTCGACCGCACGGGACTTCTTCACGGGTATAGCTTCAACAGTTGGAGTGACGTCGTTACATACAACGAGGCCTTTATCGAAGAGTGGTTGGAATCTCCTCAGACCTCCCTATACTATAGCCTGCAGGTCATGGGCGATGTTCAAGATAAGTCAAGTGCATATGCTGCTATTGATGAAACGGAAGTCGATGACTATTTGGCAGGTATCCTAAATGAAGAACTTACTTGCGACTGTCAAGAATGAACCCGTACGAGAAACTACTGAATCGAAAAAGAAAATGGACTCCTGTACAAACGACAGCAGGAGCGTGCAAAGAAGGTGCAGAGCAGGCGATCTACCGCGCACTCGCCATGCGTCATATGGAACTTCCCGTTGGAGACTTCATCAATGACGCTCTCGCCTCTGACGTACCGAAGAATGCACGGGACGTCCTACTGTCCAATGTCAAGGACGAGGAGAATCACGACCTCGCACTTGGTTACATCGCCAATGCTTACGGTGTTGATGAACAAGCTGAAGCGGAAGCCCTACGGCTTAAAGCCGCTTGGGAAGCACATCCAGATCACACGATTACCAAAGCACTTGTTGCCGAGCGTGCGATCTTCTTCGTTCTTCTACCATTCTTTCGCTTTAATGGTGACGCTGGTATGAGGACCGTTTCAGCCGATATCAGCCGAGACGAACAAATCCATGTGGCGGTGAACTCACTGGCACATACCGAGCTGGGTTACAACATAAGCCCGTCTCTGGACAAGCTACGTAAAGCTACTATCAACTGGGTGATGCAACCTCTAGGTGATCACGCCGATAAGTATTTGAACAAAAAATTTTGGTTGGATTCTAGCGACCGCTTGATGTACGAAGGCAAAGCTCCACAGCTTGCCGAGACTAAAGCTGCTCGGATGCCAGCCTTCTTTGAACACAGCAATGTCAACCTCCCCCAATACGCTTAACTTTGGTCTTACAGTTGAGCGTTTACTTGAAGAGTTAGAAGACCGATTCCCTCTGACCAACCCCAGTCCTGATACAAGCATCAATGCGATCATGTATCAGTCAGGTCAGAGGAGTGTTGTTGACTGGATTCAATCACGTATCACTAACGACGAGGAACCTTAACAATGTGTGGCGGACCTGATCCTAAAAAAGCAGCCCGTAAAGCTGAGAAGCGTGCACGCGAACAAGCACGTCGTCATGCCGAAGCTATGCGTAAGCAGGACGAGCAAAACCAAAAGATGATTGCTAACATGGAGAAGCAAGCAGCCGCGAACGTTCGCCGGCAAGAGCTTGCTACCTCTAACATGATGAAGAAGAACGAAAAAGGCCAGACGGTTCAGACCTCAAAGTCTAAGAAGCGTGCAACTGGAACCAAGCTTCGTATCCCCCTTGCTAACACTGGCGTCGCTAGCGGCGGTAGTGGACAGAACACTCCTTGAGAAACTAAACCATGACAGCTCGTACTAGATACGATCATCTAGTCGGTGGCCGCCATCAATATCTTGACATGGCGGTTCAGTGCTCTGAGCTTACTCTACCTTACCTAATTACAAGAGACGAAAGTCGTACGACTCACCGCACCTTGAGGCAACCCTGGCAATCAGTGGGAGCCAAAGGTGTCGTGACTCTTACTGCTAAGCTGATGCTTAGCCTCTTGCCTCCTAGCACCAGCTTCTTCAAGCTTCAGATTCGTGATGACAAGCTAGGCACTGAGATGCCTGCTGACATCCGTTCTGAACTTGACTTGTCTTTTGCGAAGATGGAACGCATGATCATGGATTCTATTGCAGCATCCACTGATCGTGTCCAAGTCTTCCAGGCAATCAAGCACCTGGTGGTGGGCGGTAACGCTCTCCTGTATATGGGTAAGGATGGTATTAAGCATTACCCACTGAACCGTTACGTTGTAGAACGTGATGGTAATGGCAACGTAATTGAGATCGTAACTAAAGAACTTGTCAGCAAGCACCTCTTGCCTGCTGAGATCCAAGACAAACACGCACAAGACGTTAACAACAACATCAATCGAACTACCGATGATGTAGAGATCTACACTCACGTTCGGCTCGACAACAACCGTTGGGTCTGGCATCAAGAGTGCTACGACATGCTGATCCCTGAGTCTCGGGGTAAGGCTCCCAAGGAAGCAAGTCCATGGATCGTACTTAGATTCAATTCAGTTGACGGAGAGAACTACGGGCGAGGCCGAGTCGAAGAGTTTATCGGAGACCTGCGTTCGCTTGATTCGTTGTCTCAAAGCATCACAGAAGGCTCTGCTGCAGCGGCTAAGGTCGTCTTTGTGGTATCACCTTCCAGTACTACCAAGCCGCAGACTATTGCAAAGGCTGGTAATGGTGCTATCGTTCAAGGACGACCAGACGACATTGGTGTTATCCAAGTCGGAAAGACTGCTGACTTTGGTACTGCCATGTCGCTCATGACTACCCTAGAGAAAAGGATTAGCGAAGCTTTCCTTATCCTTAGCGTACGTCAGTCTGAGCGTACTACGGCTGAAGAAGTTCGGATGACACAGATGGAACTAGAGCAGCAACTGGGTGGCTTGTTCTCCCTGCTAACTGTTGAGTTCCTTGTCCCTTATCTGAACCGTAAGCTACTGACACTGCAACGTAGTGGACAGTTGCCTAAGATCCCACGTAACATGGTCAGCCCGACTATCGTTGCTGGTATCAATGCACTTGGCCGAGGCCAGGATCGCGAGTCCTTGACTCAGTTCCTTGGCACACTGGCACAGACGATCGGTGCCGAGCAGATGATGCAGTTCATCAACCCAGAAGAAGCTGTCAAGCGTCTTGCTGCAGCACAGGGTATTGACGTACTGAATCTTGTACGTTCTATGGAAGATCGTCAAGAAGATGCTGAGGCTGCACAAGATGCACAACAGCAACAGATGCAGATGCAGATGATTCCACAACTGCTGAACGCACCTATTGCTGATCCTTCTAAAAACCCACAGGCCGGCCAAATGATTAACCAAGCGGTTGGTCAAGAAGTCGTTCCTCCCCCTGAACAATAACAACTATGGCTGAAGTAATTACGTACGATCCCAGTAATGATCCTCAAGCTGTAGAGGCTGCAGAAGCACGTGATGCCGAGACTCTTGCAAAGCATGAAGAGTACGAGGAGCAGCGTCAAAGCCCCTACGCTAATAAGTTTGATTCTCCTGAGCAACTGGAGCAAGCCTATCTAGAGCTGCAAAAGAAGCTGGGTGAGAACTCAGATGAGCAAGGTGATGAAGGCGAGCTTAGCGACGAAGAGGTGCCTAATGAACCTTCCGATGAGTTGGAGGATGAGGTCCTTGAGATGTTCGACCTTCTGGATGATGAGTACAATGAAAACGGACAGCTCAGTGAGGAAAGCCTAGAAGCCCTCTCTGAGTTGCCTACTGATGAGCTGCTACAAGCTTACATTCAGTACCAAGAAAGAGTCGCACAATTTGAAGAAAGCGCAGAAGAAGGACGTGAGCTGTCTGATGCCGAGGTCCAGGCTGTGTATGAACAGGTTGGCGGTGAACAGCAGTACAACGCAATGGTTAACTGGGCTGCACAGAACTTCTCTGCTGAGGAGGTCCAGGCTTTCGATAATGTAATTGAAAGTGGTGACCCTGCTACTATTAACCTTGCGTTGCGTGCATTGAGCAGCAGCTATAATGATGCCGTCGGTATCGATGGTACTATGCTGCAAGGCAAGGCATCGACATCACGTAGCGTCTACCGCAGTCAAGCTGAGGTAGTCCGTGAAATGAACGACCCTCGTTACGACAGGGATCCCGCATTCCGTGAGGCAGTCATGCAAAAGCTGGCTCGTTCAGGAGACCTGCTGTGACCTTTGTTAAAGAAGACGGAGGTCGTTACAACCTCTATGCACAAGAACCACCTATGACAATTATGGACGTAACTGAAACCCACAACGAAAAGGCTGAGAAGCTGAACGGTCGCCTGGCTATGCTGGGCATCATGGCTGCGCTCGGTGCGTATGCTATCACTGGTCAAATCATTCCCGGAGTCTGGTAATGCCGCAAGGTAAAGGAACATACGGTACTAAGAAAGGCCGTCCCCCTAAGAAAGGTAAGTAATGTCTAGCAATGTCAGCCTCAAGATCGGCAAGCACAAGTCACGAACTGGAGGCTTGACAAAAGCTGGCCGAGACAAGTACAATCGAGAAACGGGGTCAAACCTCAAGGCTCCTCAGCCTGGTGGTGGTTCCCGTAAACGTTCCTTCTGTGCCAGGATGTCTGGTGTGAAAGGTCCAATGAAAGACAGCAAGGGTCGTCCTACACGGAAGGCTCTTGCACTACGCAAATGGAAATGTAACTAATGGCACGTCCTGGACTTTGGGCTAACATCCATGCAAAACGAGATCGCATCGCTAAGGGTAGTGGTGAGAGAATGAGAAAGCCAGGTTCGCCTGGTGCTCCCACTGCCAAAGCTTTGCGAGATTCTAAAACTTCTAAATCTAAAAAAAACAAACTTAAAATTACATGAAATCTATTATCGCTTCCGGTATCCTCCTCGGCATGGCACACGGTGCTGCCATCGCTGGTCCCTACGTGAACGTGGAATCCAACTCTTCTTACACCGGCTCTGACTACACCGGTACTGCTACTGATGTCCACTATGGATATGAAGGTGACAACTGGTATGTCCAGGGAGGTACTACTCTCCTGGCTCCTGATGCTGAAGATGGTTCTGTGGAACTGTCCGGTAAGGCTGGTGGTTCCTACTCTTTGAGTGAAGCACTGTCTCTCTACGGTGAAGTGTCCTTCATGGGTGGTGATCCTGACAACTCCTATGGCACCAAAGTTGGTGCTAAGTATAACTTCTGATTTACACAGATAGCCCGCCACTGGACGTGAGCCTTGGGCGGGCTTCATTAAAGTGCTCAAATACATACCCTCGTAAACAACAACTCCGCACTTTTAATGACCGCTGTACTTCAAAGACAACAGAGGTCTACCTGGGATGAGTTCTGCTCCTGGGTAACCTCTACTAACAATCGACTTTATGTTGGCTGGTTTGGTATCCTCATGATCCCAACCCTGCTGGCTGCTACTATTTGTTTCGTAACTGCATTTATTGCAGCACCCCCTGTAGACATTGATGGAATTCGAGAACCAGTCGCAGGCTCCCTCCTCTATGGAAACAACATCATATCGGGAGCCGTCGTTCCGAGCAGCAATGCCATCGGACTACACTTCTACCCAATTTGGGAAGCTGCTACACTTGATGAATGGCTCTACAACGGGGGACCGTTCCAGCTCGTCGTGTTCCACTTCCTCATTGGTATCTATTCTTACATGGGACGAGAGTGGGAACTTAGCTATCGACTAGGTATGCGCCCCTGGATCTTCGTTGCTTACTCTGCACCTGTTGCAGCAGCGAGTGCCGTCTTTCTGGTGTATCCCTTCGGACAAGGATCCTTCTCTGATGCAATGCCACTCGGCATTTCAGGTACCTTTAATTATATGTTTGTCTTTCAGGCAGAACATAATATCCTTATGCATCCATTCCATATGCTGGGGGTTGCTGGAGTCTTCGGTGGCTCTCTATTCTCTGCTATGCATGGTAGTCTGGTTACCTCCAGCCTTATCCGTGAGACTACTGAAGAGGTAAGTCAAAACTATGGTTACAAATTCGGACAAGAGGAAGAGACTTACAACATTGTTGCCGCTCATGGTTATTTTGGTCGTCTTATCTTCCAGTACGCCAGCTTCAACAATAGTCGTAGTCTGCATTTCTTCCTGGCTGCTTGGCCTGTGGTTGGCATCTGGTTCACTGCGCTAGGTGTTAGCACCATGGCCTTCAACCTTAATGGATTTAACTTCAACCAATCCATCCAAGACCGTGAAGGTCACGTTATCAACACGTGGGCTGACATCCTGAACCGAGCTGGTCTCGGCATGGAGGTCATGCATGAACGTAACGCCCACAACTTCCCACTGGACTTGGCTGCTGCCGAGACTACCCCAGTGGCACTGATCGCCCCTACTATTGGTTAATCATCATGCCCGCTAGCCACGTTGGCCTTGCTCAAAAGATTCGTCTTACTCGCGCCATCCAGGCAGCGGCTATGAAAGGCGACTCAGCTAAAGAAAAGAAACTCAGGAAACAGCTTGCTGACCTGAAACAAAAAACAAAGTAATTGATTCGCACGTGAAATTTATTGACACCTGGGATTTCCAACCAACAACTGATTTGGAAACTTACTTAAAAGTTTTCTTCGATACAACTCCTATCTTATATCCTCCTGGTAATAACCTAACTTTTATGGAAGGATATGTAGGATACACTGTCCACAGACATAAGCAGTTTCAAACTCAGTTGTTTATTGGACAGCCTAATGCTGTTGTTCCAGACCACACCCATCCAAACGTAGATAGTTTTGAAGTGTACATTTCCGGAATGACGTTTAGACATTCTGGAGAAACAGTCGCTACTCCAGAAACTATGGTACCTGGTAAAGCTATTTATGTAGCACATGATGATTGGCACGGTGGGGTGGCTGGTCCCAATGGTGGGTGTTTTCTTTCAGTGCAGAAGTGGTTGAACAACACCAAACCCACTAGCGTAGAACGTGATTGGGATGGTGAAACTATGGGAACCATCCATCAGAATTTAATTATTAAGCAGTAAACTTCGTACGTTCATCCTATGTTTGACATTCGAGTAGACGATGGTGGTGCACGTATCATTCGTGACGCCCTAAGAGAATATAGAAAAAACTGGTCTGGTGGTCATCCACAAGAACAGATTGATATTGAGTTCTTAGAAACACAGTTTACCAAAATGGTACTCGAAGCAACACTGGACGCATGACTGCCTAAGCATGGAACGGGGCTTGGGTTTATTCCTGTACGAACTATGTCCAACATCGTTATCCGCTACATCGCAAACGCTAAGAAGAAAGCAGAAAACTACAAAGTTGATGCTCTTCGTTACCGTGGTGTAGTTTACAAGCAACTGGTTAAGTAAGCTTACAGGGGGGTGCAAGTCCCCCCACCAGTCTTGGCTATTGGCCGGTACGTCCGATACCCTTTAGCCGTCTAGACGGTGGGAAAGACCACATTAAAAACTAAAAAAATTTTTCTCAAACGTTTGGGAGTATCGTAACGCTAATTAACCTTACTCCAATATAATGGCTCAACAGTCCTCTACCAACCCCACTTCTCTTACGAATCTGGGTGCGGCTAACTTTGGCGCGGATAACCGTGCCCTATACTTAAAGCTCTTCTCTGGGGAGATGATCAAAGGCTTCGAGTATAACGCGATCGCTCGTGATCTCGTTATGAAGCGTACCCTGAAGAACGGTAAATCTCTTCAGTTCATCTACACCGGTCGCATGAATGCTGAGTACCACACCCGTGGTAACAGCATCCTCGGTAACTCCGAAGGAGCACCTCCGGTGAACGAGAAGACCATCACCGTTGACGACCTGCTGATCTCCAGCGCTTTCGTCTACGAGCTTGATGAGACCCTCGCTCACTACGACCTGCGTTCCGAAATCTCTAAGAAGATCGGCTACGCTCTCGCACAAAAATATGACCGTCTGATCTTCCGTGCCATCACTCGTGGTGCACGTAAGGCTTCTCCTGTCCAAGGCTCCACTGCCAACAGCATGGAAGAGCCTGGCGGAACTCAGATCCGCGTTGGTACCGGTAACGCTGCCGATGCTTATAACGCTGGTAATCTGGTCAACGCTTTCTACGATGCTGCTGCTGCTCTCGACGAGAAAGGCGTCGGCACCGACGGACGTGTTGCCGTTCTTAACCCCCGTCAGTACTATGCCCTGATCCAGGACATCGGTTCTAACGGTTTGGTGAACCGTGATGTCCAAGGTTCTGCACTGCAGAGCGGCCAGGGCATCATCGAGATTGCAGGCATTAAAGTCTACAAGTCTATGAACATTCCGTTCTTCAGCCAGTATGGCACGAAGTACGGTACTGCCTCTACTACTAACCCTGGCGAAACTGATCCCGGCAACACCGGTGATTTCGTGGCCGAGGGTGTTGAGGATGCCCGTGGTCCTAGTGCCGGTACTAACGCTGTTGCCGGTATCAAGAACGAGTACGGTCAAGCCTCTAACTTCGCTAACAGCTGTGGCCTCATCTTCCAGAAGGAAGCCGCTGCTTGTGTCGAAGCCATTGGTCCTCAGGTCCAAGTCACCAACGGTGACGTGTCTGTGGTGTACCAGGGCGACGTGATCCTTGGCCGTCTGGCTATGGGCGCTGACTACCTGAACCCTGCAGCTTGTGTGGAACTGTTCGCTGGTGTGGCTACCAAGCCTGCCGCTTTCTGATCCATATCTATTCTATCACGGGGGAACTTCGGTTCCCCTTTTTTTTAATTTAACTATGTCTGCACCATTTGCTGTGTCCACCGAACTGGACGCTGTTAACCAAATACTAAGCTCAGTGGGACAGGCACCTGTTACCACTCTAGACCAGCAGAACCCTGAAGTCGCTATTGCTTTGCAAACTGTACGTGAAGTAAATAAACAGGTGCAAAGTGAAGGCTGGGCTTTCAACACTGAATACCATTACGGCTTCACGCCAAACACTGCTAACAAACAAATCACTTATCCTGATAACATTCTGCAACTTGACACGAACCGTTATCATCACATGGATGACTACGATCCTATCAGGCGTCAGGGTAAGTTCTATGATAAGTACAATCATACTTATGAGTGGTCAGGGACAATCTACGCAGACGTGCTATGGTTGTTTGACTTTGAAGACGTTCCTCCTCCGATTCAATACTACATAACTGCTCGTGCTGCTCGCCTTGCTGCTACTAAGATGCTAGGTGACGGCACTACGGTTGACCTTCTTGGTGATCAGGAACAGCAGACCCGTGCTGCTGCTATTGAATATGACTGCAATCAGACCGATACCAGCTTCTTCGGCTGGCGAGATACTGAGAACACATACACTCCATACCAACCTTTCCATACGTTGATCCGATGAGTTCTATTTCCCAAAGAATACCTACTTTTCTGGGTGGGATTTCACAACAGGCCGATGTCCTTAAGCGGCCTGGTCAGCTAAAAGATGCTGTAAACGTCCTACCAGACTATGCTTTGGGAACACTCAAGCGGCCTGGTGGTAAGTTCGAAGCAGAGCTTATGAATGCCACAACCAGTGGCAAATGGTTCTCTATTCTACGTGACCAAAACGAAAAGTATGTAGCGCAATATGATGGCACACAGTTCAAAGCCTGGGACCTTCTAAATGACGGTCGCCCTATGGCTGTTGATATGGGTACCAACTCTGGTGTCCCAACTGCCTGTAACATCGCTACTTTAAAAACTAATGTCGATGCTCTGAAAGCTGCAGATGCAGATGTAGACGTTAAAAAGGCAGATGTTCTAGCTAAAGAAGCTGTCTATGCACAGGCATTCACTGGTCAGACTCCTACTAAAACTTCTACACTCGACGTACGTAACAACTATAAGAATGGTTACTACATTCCAGTTGTGGATACTGGCATTGTGGAAAACACTACAACTGGTAGTACCAACATTTTTGAAGACGGCAGTCTTATTGCAACTGTCGCCTCAGGCGGTACTTACCCTACTAATTACGTTAAAGGTACTGATCGTACCACTGACTATCCGCTCCTTAAGAGAGATGGAAACAAGATCTACGAATTAGTTAAGGTTGTTGCAGCTACTCATACACCAGCCCAGCTAGCCACAGCTACCACCAACCTGACTGCTGCTACTACAGCCTACAACACCTCTGTAACCGCCTACAACACGGCTAAAACAGCTTACGATACTGCACAGACAGCATGTAATGTAACGACGCTTCCAAGCGATTCTATCACTATTACAACTGCTGGCAGCGGATTTACAGATGGCAGCTTTACTGCAGTAGCTCAAGATGGCAGCTCCACAAGTGGAGTCACTGGTGCTACGTTTGACATCACTGTTTCTGGTGGTGTTATCACTGCAGCAACTTTAAATAACGATCCCGGTACTTTTAAAGGAAACGATAAGATCAAGCTTACCGGTTATACTGGAGCAGAGCTGACTTACAAACGTGGTGCTTATCTGCACGGAGCTACAGCCGATGACATTGAGCTGCTGACTCTTAATGACTATACATTTGTTCTTAATAAAAAGAAGAACACGCAGATGTTAGCCGACAGAAGCCCTGATAACGGTAATGAAGGCTTTGTCATCATTAGTGTGGTGGCATTCAATGCTAACTATAATGTTGAAATCAACGGTGTTGACCACAGTTTTACGACTGCTTCAGCCACTTCAAGCGCTGCCGTCGATACTAACGCTATTGTTACTGGTTTGGTTACTGCCATCAACAGTGGTACTACAGGTGCAACTGCTACAGCAGTCGGTGCCGGTTTACACGTTTCACACCCTAGCCCCCTGACTTCCTTTGGTGCGTCTGGTGGTGGTTCTGAGACAGGTGTGTACAGTTTCCAGACTACCATTGCTACTCAGACTCTTCTGCCTAATCAGTGTAAAAACGGTTACATTCTTAAAATTGTAAACAACTCTGATATATCTCTTGATGATCAGTACGTTAGTTTTGAAACTGAAAGTGGTACTACCTTTGGACAAGGTGTTTGGGTTGAGACTATTGCACCTGATCTAGAGTTCAAGTTAGATCCAGACACGATGCCTCAACAGCTTGTACGTCAAGCTAATGGAGTCTTCAAACTTTCTAATGTAGACTGGACAGACAGGCTGGTAGGTGATGATCGTACTAACCCTGTACCCAGTTTTATCGGATTCCCGATTTCTAACATCTTTTTCCATAGAAACAGGTTCGGAGCCATCTCACGAGATACTGTTTTCTTGGGACGTGCTGGTGATTTCTTTAACTTCTTTGTAACGACATCTGCTGCTGTAACGCCAGATGATCCTATTGACTTGACTGCTGTTACTCAGCAGCCTGTTAACCTGCACCACGTTCAAGAGACTAGCATCGGCCTGGTGCTGTTTTCTGAGACCGAGCAGTTCCTGTTGAGCACAGCTTCTGACTTGCTCAGCCCTACTGCTGTTAAGCTGAATACCCTATCTAAGTACGAATGTGACCCGGACATTCCTGTTGTTAACATGGGTCCAACGCTTGCATTCGTGTCTAAGACACCTTTGTGGACAAGGCTGTTTGAGATTACGGACATCCGTGATGACCAGCCACCTAAGTTCTTTGAAACATCTAGTTACGTTTCCGAACTTATCCCTTCTGCTGTAAACAGCCTGATTGCGTCACCAGCCTTGTCGCTGGTTTCATTCGGTTGTGTAGGTAAAAAAACGTTATATCAATATAGATTCTACCAGACTAACCAAGAACGTCTAAGCTCTTGGTACAAGTGGGAGCTGAGTGGCAAGCTATTGCACCAGTTCTTTGATGTTAGTACTATGTATGTCATTACATACACAGCTAACAACTTGGTGCACGTTGAGTCTATTGACATGACTCAAGAAAGGGAAGAGGGATTCTTGACACTCCAAACTGGAGAAAAGACTGACACCTGCCTTGACTTGTTTACTGTCAATCCCAGGCGTGAATATATTGCAGCTACTGATAAAACTAGGATTTTCTTACCATATCACCACGATAGTACAAGCAGTCCAAAACTAGCTTTAGTTAATATCGGTACATATATTGGAAGTGTTCAGACCGGTGCGTCATCTCAGACTGTCGGATCCGTTGAATACCCTACTGTCAATACTTCAGGCACAGATCACTTCGTGGAAACCCAAGGTGACCAGCGTGGTCGTAACCTGATTCTAGGCTATGTCTATGACATGACAGTAACTATGCCTACTTTCTATGTTGGACAATCTGATGGTGGTTCTTACCGTACAGATACAACAGCAGAACTTATTATTCACCGAATAAAAGTTGATGTTACCCTGAGCGGACCTGTTACTTACAGTGTTGGAATCCAAGGTAGGGATACTTTTACAGAGGTTGTCAACGTTACACTGCCGGCTCAGTACCTGCTTAACAGTGTGAACATGACCCCTTCTGGTACCCACGAGATACCTGTGTATCAGCGTAACAAAAACCTGACATTTAAAATTGTTGGAGACACCCCTTTCCCTGTATCCCTGTTGGGTATGTCATGGGAAGGTAAGTATGTCCAGCGTAATTACCAGCGTATGAACTAATGCCTGATTCCACCCCTTCGATGTACGACCGTCCTGCTACTCTTGACGACGTTCCAGAGATAGTAAACAACATGCTATCTTCTGGAATGGAAGAGTATCACAGGAAGGGTCGACATCCTTTGCTCAGCATATCTGCCGATGTCTTAACCAGCACATGTCATGTGTGCATCAACTCAGATGGTAAGATTGTTGCTCTAGTTGGTTTTACTGATTTCTTCGGATCTCACCACTACTGGATGCATATGACAAATGAAATTGAAAAGAATCCAATTCAATTTCTTAAATATGCTAGACGTTGGTTTAAAGACCACGCAAAGCAACAGATTCTATTCTGCACCTTCGATGCCCGTAACAAAGGTCTTCTGAAGATGTGTAAATCATTTGGATTTAAGGTACTTAACACCCGGTTCGGGAACAACACACTTTTACTAGAAACCGTTAGATTATGGCAATCGCAGCAATAGGATTGGGTATTGCACAAGGTGTTATGGGATTTATGGGCAACAAAGCCCAAGCTGCTAAGGCAGCAGCCGATACCGCTTTCCAAAACACAATCAATGAAGAACGTGCGAAGCTCAGTCTGGAGATGCAGAGGAAGAGCTTCAAGCGTCGTGGCGAACAAGTTAAGAAACAGTACCAAGTCAACGCTGACGAAATGTCCCGTCAGTACGAGCAGACCCAAGCTGTCTTCAACGAACAGATGGCTCAGTTTGCTTACAAAAGTCAGGGCATGATTAACCAGCTCGCCCAGGTCGAGGGCAGCATCCGTGCTAGAGGTGGTGCTCAAGGCCGAAGCTCTGAACGTGTTGCGGCTGTTCGGGCTCTAGGTGAGTATGGCCGTCAGTCTAGAAAACTGTTGGACAACATGCAAAGTGCTGACCGCCAGCTAGAACGCAACATGGGAGACATTAAGGCTACGTGGGCTAAAGCAGACCGTGCCGCATGGCAGACCCTGCTTACTAACCAGCCACTTCCTCAGTTTGTTGCTAAGGTTCCTGTACCTAAGTTTAACTCTGGCCTTGCTATTGGTAATGCAGTTCTTAGCGGTATGTCTACTGCTAACAGCCTGACATCCGATGGACTGTTTAGTGCGGACTCTTACAGAAACACAGCTTTGGGTGACCTCTTCGGTATTCAGAGAGGGTAATTATGGCACAACAACAACCTGAAATTCAAGAAGTAAAACTAGAGAGTTACGGTAAGGTCAGCAGGTTTGACCCAGAACAACTTGAGCTGCAAGATCCTGATCTTGGCCGTAGGCTAGCTAATGTTGATCGAGCCTTCGGTCAAATGGCTGATGCTGGTAGACAGTTTTATCGGCAAGAGCAGGAGAACCTAAAAGATCTAGTAGGGTTCTCTAATTCGTTACTTAACTTTGCGATTGAACGTCAAGAAGAAGAGAACGAAGATGCTGAGGCCCGTGGTGCTTTGTTATTCGCTCAGGACAAGATGGCTAGAGAAGCGGCTGCTGCTCAATATGATGCTCAGTCAGCAGAGCTTGATGAACGTGGTGCGGTGACCCGTGAGGCCGCTATGACAGCCCAGAAAGCTGACGCACCTTTTGAAGTTGTCGAAGGACTGAGTAAGCTGTCAGGATTCGAGCGTAAAGGTTACGCCATTGCTATGGCTAAATCTGCCGGTCAGGCTTGGACTTCCTTTGCTATGCAGCAGCTCAAAGAAAACGATGAAGAGATCACACTTCCTGATGGTTCTGTGATTGCAATAAATGCGTTGCAGAAAGACCCTGCACAACATGCTGCTGTACTAGGTCATCTGAAAACAAAATGGATGAAGACATCAGGCATGACTCAGCTTAGTCATGGTATCATGGCTAAGCACGCTTTGCCAGGAATCGATTCTGCTGACGAGTCTTTGATGAAAGCTGCTAGAAGGCAGTACGCTGTTAACCAAAGTTTTCACGACATTCAAGAAGCTACAAACGCTTTTGACGAAAGCGATCCATCTACTTTTCATCACCTACTTCACACGATTGCACGTAGTGTAGATGTCAACGGCACACCTCTTGGGTATGCTGGAGCCTGGAAAAAGCTAGAAACTATTCTAGTTGAGCGTGAAAGTGCTGGTCATGAAATTGATGTAGATTTCATCCGTGGAATGCAAGTTCCTGGTGAAAAGAAAGGTGTGACATATGGTACCAAGTTTAAAAGCAAGCTTGAAGGTCTAGAACGTAGGTTGCGTGAAGAACGTCACCGTCTCGTTACTTATCAAAACAACGAAGACCTGACCTATGCATACAGCACTGAACAGCAGATCCTATCTCAACTGACTGCTGACAGTAGCATGGAAGACATCCAGAATGCTCAAAGAGCATATATGGCTGCTCACCCAACTGGTGCACGGTCCGCTCGTATCGACGCTTTCTACGCTAACCGTACTGTAGAAGGTAAGGAGCTGCAGAATAGAATGGAGCATTACCAACGTATGCAAGATATGGGTCTTTTGGATCCTGAAACTATTGCTCGTGAGCCGATTGCTGTTCAAGAAAAATTCATGCAAGCAGCAACGAACCAGCAGGAAATACGTGAGGCTACTGGTAACTTTAAGGACATTGACAAAGAGGTTGAAGGTTTAGTAAAAGCTAAGGCCAAGGATTTGTCACTTCCTGGTGAGCACTACGGTACCGGTACGTTCCTTGTTATTGGTGAGCTAAAAAGCAGGATCCGTATGGAAACGCAACGGTTGTTGGCAGGCGATCCTAACATGTCTGCATCAGAAGCTGCAATAACAGCAAGTAATCGTGTTATGTCTGAGTTCAGAGAAGCACAAAACATCGATGGTCATAGGTACAAGCTAGGTATCGACGGTTTCGATAACTTCTTCAGTACTTCGGTTGATCGAGACAAGGCTGCTGCATCTGCTGATCAGACCAGAACTATGCTGACGCAGATCAAAAACGATGTGAACGTTGTTGATAAAGAAGGTTTCTTGGGTGACGCAACGTTCTTCCAAAACCTTGAAAAAGATATGAAGACTCCTGGGTTTGCAATGCCTACCCGGTTGACCTATCTTTCTCAGAAGACTGGTATCCACGTTCTTGAGTTGATTGACCGTGGTCGGAGAGCAAACGGCTTACCGTCGCTGCCTGGCTACAACCAAGCTCTTGACACTATTAAACAGGCTGATCCTGAGTTCCAACGGTTTACAAACGGATTGATAGCACGATCTGAAACACGTAACCGTACTCAACGTATGTTGAGAGCAGGTAACATTCCTGTACGCGAATCTATGATAAACTTAATGCCACCACCACCGGTTGAAGCACCACCGCAAGTGTCGCTTGTGCCTGGTGATAAAGCCCGTGCTCTTAACCTTATTGCTAAATTTGAATCATCTAGTTCCGGTGGATACGATGCTGTAAACCAGTACGGAGAAGCAGGCGGCACTAAAACTGGTGCTGACAAAGGGTTCTATTCAGGACCGTTTAGCCTTATGAAACAGCACGGTGGGCGGAAACTTACCGACCTTACTGTGGCTGAAGTATTAGAACTGCAATATGATGATAAGTCCATGACTAACGACGAATGGCGTGATGCAGGTAAACTGCACGCTGTTGGACGTTACCAAATTGTTGGCAATACGTTGCCTGGGCTTGTAGAACGTACTGGCATTGATCTTAATGCAAAATTTAATTCTGAGACACAAGACAAGCTAGCACTTCAACTCCTTAGGGAGCGCGGCTGGAAGCCGTGGGTTGGTGCTACTAAACTGTCACCTCAGGAAAAACTGTTCCTTGAAACCTTTATGAGGTAATTAAATGGATGATCCAATTCAGGAACTTGGGAACGTTACAACAGAACTTACCGATGAAGCAAAAGCACGTCTTGAAGCTGAGATAAGTTCATTAGATGTTTCCAAGAACTTCTACGGAGAAGAGTCCGAAGAACCTGAAACACCAGAACAACCTCAGGTAAGCCCTGAGCCTACTGGTACCGAACAAGCTGAGCAGCCAGTTGAGCAATCAACTGAGCAGCCACAAGCTGAGCAACCGGCTGAGCCGGAAGAACAACAGTGGATGTGGGATAAGGGATACGATGCGGGCGATTCTCTCCGTCAAATTGGAGAGTCAGCCCTCTTCCTTCCTACTGGTGCTATCGACTTTGCAACTGATCTTATCAATCTAGTTCCAGGTGTCGGTATCCCTAAGCTTCCTAAATTTAAAACAGACGTTTTACAGTCTGCACGGGAGCTTTCTTCCTTTATTGTACCTAACGTTGTAGGTATCGGCGTAGCCGGTAACGCAGCACGTGGTCTAGCTGCTGCTTCTAAATGGAAAGCAGCTAGCGGTACTGTTGCTCGATTCTTTGGTAATACCAGTTTGGCTGCTGGTGTCGGTGCTTTTGTTGACTCGACAAACAAACTAAACGAAAAAGATGACAACCTTCAGGGTTCTTTGAAAAAGATGTTCCCTGAAACCTTTCAATGGATTAGCGACGACTGGGCTACTTTAGATAGTGACACTCCAGACGTTAAGAGATTGAAGAATGTCTACGAAGGTATTGGATTAGGTATCTTTACTGACTTGCTGTTAGGCAGTGCTAAGCTTCTTAGTGCTGTTCGGGGTACTAAAAAGATAACTCGTATTATTCCAGATAGCGAAAAGTCTACAGCTTATTTTGCTAAGAATACTGACGCTGCACCGGTTGACGCTGAAGATGCATTTGTCCAGTCCGCTGCTTCTCGTGAAGAAGCTTTGGATAATCTGGGTGAATGGAACATTACCAACTCGGCTGGTGATCTAGATACTCCAATGAAAGGTGTTCATGATGTATTTGACTACGATGAGATCGGAACTCGTTCTCAAGACCCTCTTGGTGTTCACGGTGCTGCAATCGACGCTGCCCGTATTCAAGGAAACCGTTCTACTACTTATGGCCGCCTTGGCAGTCTCATAACGGATGCCGCTTTGAAGTATGGTATCAAAGCGGAGAATTTGACAAAAAGGATGATTGTGAAGTATATTGCCAATGAGATTAAACAAGGTGGTAAGTATTCTGTGGAACTGGCCCAGGGCGGTAAGCTGTCATGGGATGAAATTGATAAAGCAGGTACAAACCTGGCTGCCTATATTACCGATCCTTCTATGGATCCTAGTATGGTTCGTGGTATCTTGGACGAGTTTAAAAACTCCTACAAGGACCTTAACGTACAGGCACTAGGTAACGTCGGCTATAACGCTGCTATGAAGTCGATCCGTCAGTACCTTGACGAGTATATGAATATCGATACTTTGAAGGCACAGGCGTATCTGACTACTTCTATGGGCGGACAGATCTCTGACATTGCTGAAGGTGCTCGTATTATGGAAGGCACTAACGCTGTTGCTGCTGCCCGAGAGATGATCCGTGACAGGATCAAGTACCTTATGGTAGAGAAAGGTCTGGCTTCTTACCAGCTAGCTGCAGGCACCGCTTTGTTAAAGGTCTGGAAAGAACAGCCTACCAGTAAAGCGCTCAAGGCTGCGGCTCAAAATGCTAAAGAGGGTACAGATGCACAGCTTAAGGAGATTATCAGCCGTGCTGAACGTCTGGACAATACCCTTAAAACTCTTGGTGAAGAGCGTCCTGAGTTCCTGGACCCATTCATCATGGCTTATGAGTACTCTGACGGTAACGTCGATACACTGTCTAAGCTTAACCGTTACTTTGAAGAGAGTCTCCCTAACTTTGCTTCCAAAGCTTTGTTTGACTCTAACCCAGAGATTCCTAACCAACTGGTTCAAGGTGCTTGGTCTAACATCTACAACTCTGTACTTACTTCTATTTCCACTCCGCTTAAAGCTGGATTTGGTAACACCGCCTTGATGCTGGCTAAACCGTTGTCTGTCATCGGTGGTGCTGCACTTAGTGGAGACATCAAAGCCATTAAGCGTGGTTGGTACCAGTACAGCGCTTTTGCTGACACCTTCAAGCGTGGCCTGTCTCACATGAGCATGGTTTACCGTAAGGCTGCTCAAGACCCTACTTCTGTTGGCTACATTGTCCGTGATGATATTGCGGTGAAGAATGAAAAGACAATGGATGTTCTGCGTAGCTTTGCTGAATCTGCAGAAAAGGCTGGAGAATCTGGACCGATGGTCTTGTACAACCAGGCAGAAGCTCTAAATGATTTGTCTAACCATCCTTGGTTCCGGTTCGGTGCTAACGCTATGACGGCGTTTGACGGATTTACCCGTGCTGTTCTTGGTGCTGCTGAAGCCCGTGGACGAGCCTGGGACAAATTCGTTGATGGTGGCCGTACTCTTGACGCTAAATCATTGAAAGATGCAGAGCAAGAGATATACGAAGAGATGTTTGACAAGTCTGGTATGATCACTGATTCTGCAGTTGACCATGCTAGCCGTGAGATTGCTCTTAACCTAGACAACCCTGCTGTTAAGAATATCAGTGCTTTTGTCGATCGTAATAAGTTCATGAAGCCGTTCTTGATGTTCCCACGGACATCGGCTAACATGATCTCGATGATGAATAAGTTCAGTCCTGTGTCCCTCTTTATGAAGGATTACAACCGACTGGCTATGCCTGGTGTTAACTTTACAGGCGAAGAGATTGCAGAGATCCTACAATCTAAGGGTATTAAAGTCACTGGTGTACCTGAAGTTGACGGTCAAGCGTTCCAGCGTTTGCGTCATGAGATCCGTGGACGTAAGGCTATCGGTACCGTCTCTGTGATGGGAGCCGCAGGTTTGTTCATGAATGACAGCCTCCATGGTAACGGTCACTTTGACAAAGAACGTCAAAAGGTACGTCGCGATCTGAACTGGAAGCCTAAGTCCTATAAAGCTTGGGACGGAAAGTGGTACAGCTATGAATGGCTTGGCCCCCTGGGCGACTGGTTGGCTCTGACTGCTGACGTTATGGATAACTTTGATTCCATTACCGAAGCTGATCTAGAAACTAACATAAACAAAATGGGCTTTATCCTTGCCGCTAACTTGACTGATAAGTCAATGCTGGCTGGTTTGGAACCTATGAACGATGTGTTGCGTGGTAACCCTGCAGCCATGAATCGTTGGGCAGCTTCGTTCGTCAGCTCTTTGGCACCTTTCTCTGGTGCACGTAATGAGTTCGGACGTCTTATCTCTCCACAGTTACGTGAAGTAGATATGGAGCTGGGTCAGCTTCTGAGGAACCGTAACAAGTACTTGGATGAACTTGATCCTCAAAATGCTCTGCCTAACAAATATGATTGGATTGATGGTAAACTTATTGGTTACACCGATAACTTCTTTGTTCGCGGCTGGAATGCTTTCTTCCCTATGAAAGTATCCGACGAAATTTCCGAAGAACGTCAGTTCTTGCTAGACATCGAGTATGACTCACGTCCTCTGTTTAACAGCAACGGTAAAGGTGTGAAGTACACCCCATCCGAACGTTCAGAACTTTATAGTCTGATGGGTCAGGATCAATTCTTCAAACGCGATCTAAAGCGTATTATGAAGAGTACAGAGGCTTCCCAGTGGCGTGCTGCTATTAAAGAAGCTCGCAGATCTGGACGTCAAGTTGATCCTAAACTTTGGGATGCTTTGTATCTAAGGATTGACCGTTCTTTGTTGAAAGCAAAACGGGCGGCAGAAATCAAGCTGTCTAACCGTGAAGAAATTAAAGTACGTCAATACGAAGCACAGATTAACAAATATGATCAACAAAGAGGCAACGCTCCTCGTTTCCCTCTTACTAACAAATGATCCGCCCGTCATTCTACTTGAGGTGTAATGGCCTACACAACTGAAAACGTCTACAGTACGCTCAACGGTAACCCGCCAAGTGCGGGTCAATCGACGTACTCTTTTACTTTCCCATATATTGAAAGAGAGGATGTCAAGGTTTCCCTTAACGGCACCACTCTCGCTACAACTGCATATTCTTTTGCCAATGACACCACCATCCAGCTAGACTCGACGACAGCCGGTACTGTTACTACTACTACTAAAGTACGTATATTCCGTGATACGAGTCTAGATGGTTTGAATGCAGAATTCTTTTCTGGATCTGCCATCCGTGCCACAGACTTGAATGATAACTTCAACCAAACGTTGTTCGTTACTCAAGAAGTTAGTGACCGCTTTGTTGACGTTAATAACGCTGCGTTTTCAAACGACATCAGCATGGCTGGTAACAAGATTACTAATCTTGGACCAGGTGTTGCCGGTACTGATGCTGTAAACAAGGATCAGCTAGATGCATCGCAGAACTTTAACAGCACGCAGCTAACATCAGCAGTAACTAATGCCACAACGCAGGCTACTGCTTCGGCAACCTCAGCAACCGCATCAGCAGCCTCAGCGACATCTGCTCTTGGCTATGCTAATCAAGCCGCTGCTTCAGCAACCGCAGCAGGAAACTCAGCAACCGCATCAGCAACCTCAGCAACCGCAGCCGCTGCTTCTGCATCGCTAGCAGCTACTTTTTCCGCGGAAACTATTTTCTATGGATTTAAGCGTGATGCTAACGCTATGCTAGAGTTGTATTACAGCAACCCTCAGTCTAGCACTGTATATCCAGTCAAAGACTACGAATACAAAGGCGGTAGTCAGTGGATTATTGGTAACGACGACTTGCTTTACTCAAGTGGAGCTAACGTTGGCAAACCTAAGTTCTTTTTCAACTCTAACGGACATCTTATTCTCGAAGCGATTTAAACAATGGCACAAATTGATCTCGGAAAACTTAAATTCCAATGGAAGGGTCTTTGGACTACTTCCACTGCATACGAAGTAGATGACGTAGTGCACTACGACGGCAGCACTTATGTTGTCGTTACCGACGTTCCCGCAACTAACACCACTAACCCTGGTAGCAGCAGCCTGTTTGAGCTGATGGCTCGTGGTCTGAAGTTCCGTGGAGCCTACGTTGCATCTAACACATATCTCCATAACGAAATCGTTACTTTTAACGGTGCTTCATGGATCTCTATTCAAAGCAACGCTTTCACAGGACAGACCCCTGCTAGTGGTTCGTCTTACTGGGAAGTTATTACCCCAGCTCCTGCATCTAATGTTCTGACTCAATCCGGTGATCTTGTTTACCTGGACAACGAGCTGAACACTCAACGTCTGCCTATCGGCGCTAAAAACACCACACTGACTGTGGTAGACAAGCCGTTCCACAGCATTCCTCGTGCTGCAACTTATAGCGTCAACGGTTCTGGTACAGCTGCTAAAGCAGTGCTGACTGATGACGACGACGCTACCAATGTGTACGGCAGCTCTACGCAGCAAGCTGCAATCACTGTTAGCCGTGGTACATCTTATGAGATCACGTTCCCTGCTAATGGTCTAACCTATTCGATCAAAGATCCCGCAGCTTCTGGTTACTCAACTGCTGGTTCTAACGGTCGTTTGACTAGCGGTACTAGCCCAGCGTTTGTTAACAACGGTGGTGTAATTACATTTACACCTGACTCAACTACCCCTAACACGGTTAAGATCCGTGACGAAGCGAACGGTGTTGACGAAGTAACTGTTACTGTTGTTGACCTGCGGAAGGAGCCGGCCTGGTCCGACGAAACACTTGTTAGCTACAAAGCAGACAAGGTTGCTGGTGGACTCCAGCGGAACACCTATACCAGCTCAGTGCAAGCCTTACCGCCGCACCTCGTTGGTTACGGCCGTGGCCGCCTGATGAACAGCGGAAGCCAGTACCGCGCTGGCGATTATCTGACCAAATCAGGTGATTTGATGTCGTGGGGCAACATGTATTACAACGGCACGCAAGGCCTTTATTACGATTCACACGGAACTGGCTCAGCCAACACGGCGACTTGGGACCCTGCTCAAGGAAATCTGAACATGCCTGGTTTTTACCAGGACGCAATTTCAGGCGTTGCAACTGAAGCGAAATGGCTAAATGATCTCGCTGGCAACAGCCTTGGACACACGCAATGGAATCAACTCAAGATTATTCAATATGACAAAGGTGCTTATCACACCTATGTCTTGCTGGAAAACGGCATCATGATGATGGCTGGTTATACCGGCTACGGTCAAAGGTCGGCCGGTGATACGACCAACCACCAGAACACATTTGTCAATGTCCCGTTCTACAACTCTTCTGGAACGCTGCTAGAAGGTGCAGCTCGCCCAAGAATCAAGTTTTTCCAGTCCACAGATTTTGACGACGGCTACAGCTACAGCTACAACAAATCTTTTGCAATCGACGAAGATGGCAAGCTGTACAGTTGGGGTTACAACGGCTATGGCAACCTTGCGGACGGAACTGCAGTCAGCAATTACTATGCTCGTGAAGTCCCTCTGTCGAAGTTTGGCAACGAAAAAATTCTTTGCATGTCTTCGTCAACTGGGCAATACAGCCATCACGCTGCAATTACTGAAAGCGGCAAAGTATGGGCTTGGGGCTACAACGGATACGGACAGCTTGGCGATGGCTCCACAAGTTACCAAACAAACCCTGTAGAAATCACCGCAGTATCCGGTTCAGCTCTTAACGGCAAAACTGTCACGCACGTCATGTGTGTTGACGCCACTCAAAGCACAGGCCTTACTTACTACTTAACTACCGAAGGCAAGGTTTATGTCTCCGGCTATAGCGAAGACTACGGAGTTTACTCAGGGGTTTACAACGCTTCTACTCCTGTAAACATCACAACGCCTCTTGAGCTGACTAACGCTTCCACGACAATCAATGCCAACGGCGGCAAAGCGATCATGTTTGCTCGCAGCAACAGCCGTTACGGAACATTGTTTGTGCAAACCGATGGTGGCACAACTAACCAGCCCAAGATTTTTGCATGGGGTGGCAACAGCTACGGCAACCATGGCGCAGGTGCAAACAACTCCTCTGGCGCAAGCGCAACAGCGCAAGGCAACTGGTTCGGTAATGAAATCAAATTCATGACCCGAGGCAATCCTCACGACGTAGCAGTCGGCACTGCTGGAAACCCTGGTGGAGCTTCTGGTTATACCAGCAGGCTAAAGGATCAAATTGTTGGCACTCAATACGACACCAACATCGCTTCCAGGATGAAGATTGGCAAGATCGTCATGATCTGGTCTCAAAGTATTACCAACAGCTCGTACACGTCGACCATGTTGATGGACGAATACGGATCACTGTTTATGGCCGGCTCAGTGGGAGATGGCAATACTTGGTTCAGCGGTTTTGATGTTGATCATCCATACGATATTTTTGGAACGGAAAACATCAGCCACTACTTTATGCAAGTTCACGGTCAGCCTGAACAAGCAAAAGACTGGAAGTGGATGCACCAGAACAGCCTGGGAACCGCCGGCATGATGATTGGCAAGTCTGGCACCGCGTATACAATCGGATCATCTTCAAGTTGGTATATGCTGGGAGCCAGAAACACCCAGACCACCTGGCATCCTGTTATTGGAACTACGAACTGACCTATGTCTATCTACACTTTTGACTATACCGGTAACGTTGAGCCTTGGGGTTATGGTTTCTATGACCCCGAAAAGGTTGACGTTTATCGTGGAAGAATTGCGGTACTGAAAGGTGATGCAACTCTTGCTGATATTGAAAACCCTACTGTGACTATTACTGAAGTTACAGATGCAGACCAACTCGCACGGATCAGGGAAAAGTATTCCATTCCTGCTCCTACAGAGTAATTAACCACTAACTTTTATTATCATGTTTGCACTTATCCGTCCTTTGCTGTTCTCTTTTCTTAACAGCGACAAAACTAAGCGTCTGATTGTGGACCTGCTCCGCAAACTGGCAGAACAGTCTGACAACAAAGTAGATGATCAGGCTGTTGATTTCATTGAACGCGGTCTTTTTAACAAGTAATGGATTTAGGAGAGCCGCCGGTATTACCGTCTCTGCGGCTCCCTGAGCCCCTTGTTTTACCCCGTCCGGTACTAGATGTCCCACGAGCGGATTTGCCCTCATACAAGCCGCTTGTGGTGCCTCCTAGTGACCTTCGGCCACCTCCGGGAGTCAAAGGAACGACACAATCCGACAAACCTAAGCCGGAGCCTAAACCACCTCCAGTCAAACCTCCGGCTGTACCACCAGATACAAGGCAAGTTGATGTTCCGTTTACGGATTTAACTGTGCCTCTACCCTCTAATGAAATACTTGTCACGGCTGGTACTACTGCAACCGTGTCTGTTGCGGCCACCCTTACAGCAACAGCAGTATTTAAGCATACTGTAACTGTAATGAAGCCCATTCTTAAACAAGCATGGACAAAGATAACAAAAAGGAAGGGTTCATCAAGTTCGTCGTCCTCGTCTGGTCAGCAGGACTCCTGACTGCCAGCTACGCAGGATGGATGGAGAAGATGGATCCCACTTATGTCGCATCAATTCTTAGTGGCACTCTAGCAACTTTCTCTATTACCCGCGAAAAAAAGGAATGAAAAAGCTACTTCTGTTGCTGCTGTTGGCTGCGCCTGCATCAGCTCAGACTGTTACCCCACAGTTTACCCAGGGGTCAATGCAATCGACTACCACCACCACGATTGACATTGAGCGTACTATCGAGACTGAAGTCTATGGTGGTGATTACTCATCATGGAGTGGTTCAAACGTTACGCCAAGCGCAGACATCGCTGGCTCCTCAACAACATTTGCTGTAACTACCGCTGGCGATCCTTGGTCTCTAGAGATCACGACTCGCGACGCAGGCATTGTAGAAACGATCGACATCACAGAAACAATCGACTCCACTTCTCCCACTACCTCGCTCTCTATCTTCTCGCAGTAACACCTGCTTACGCAGAAGACCCTAAAGTACAGAACACTTCTAACCCTGTAGCGGCTGCAACTGGTAATGTTACCAACCAAGCCGTACAATTTCAGAACAACGGTGCACCGAGTAGACAGATATTCGGTCCCAACAGCTCGTGCAACGGTGCTACTATGACGTTTAGCCCGTTTTATATGGGCAACGACACTATACCGTACGAATCTGATGGTTATGTCCGTTCTAATAACTATGGTATGCAGCTTAATTTTATGGTGCCGCTTGACGGTGGCATGATTGAGCTGTGTAAACAAATAGCTGGCCGTCATGAACAGAAAATGCGGCTTGAATATGAACTGGCAAGAGCACTGAAGTGCACAGAAATCATGAAAGCAGGGTTTACCTTTCGTCCTGGTAGCCGGGTAGAAGTGTTATGTCACGACATTATCCCTATCGTATCGTTAAACAATGATCGAAGCTCTAGTCAGTCTGTCGATAGCAGCGATCGCCGGGGGAGCAGCGCTGAACAGCAGACTACACAACAGAATAAATAGCGTGCATGAACGCATTAGCGCCCTGGACCGCCGCCTAGATGGAATCGAATTGACTGTGGCTTCTGATTATGTCAAGAAGTCTGAGTTATCTGATCTTATCAGCCGGATGGAAGACCATATGGTGCGTATTGAAAACAAACTTGACCAAATAGTTCTCCGAAATGGCTAACAAAAAAGCTACAGAGGACCAGTTCAATGAACTCCACAACCTCGTCACAACAGAGTTTTTAGCTCGCATTAAGTCTGGCGAGGCTACAACTCAAGATTTAAAAGCAGCCTGCGACTGGCTGAAAACAAATGACATCAGTGGTGTCGCTTATGACGGCAACCCTTTGTCTAAACTCGCTTCTATTATGCCAGAAGTCGATCCTGAATTAGTACAAAGCAGACTCTATGGCAAACGCTAACACCTCTGAATACTACAAACACAACATGCCTGCCAGGCTGAAGCGTAACCGCCAGCAAGCCCGGTACAATAAAACACAAAAAGGCAAGGATCTTCGGATCAAAGCAAATGCACTTAATCGACAGTTAGGTACTTACGGTAATAACGACGGTTTGGATGCTTCTCATACCGGTCCTAAAACAGGACGGAAAGAATCTCCAAGCAAGAATCGCCGTAGACCTAGACTAAAGATTAAGTACGCATGACCCCATTACTTCCCACACCTGACGACTACCTCTACAACCTTATAACCATGACGTCCCCTGAAGCTAAGCGCCTCTGGAGGCGTGCTATCAAAGAACATTTTGGTTGTACCTGTGTATACTGTGGACAAACCTATGATTTACATGACCTTACTATTGATCACGTTCATCCTCGCAGCCTTGGCGGCCAGGATTTATCCTTCAACGTCGTACCGGCTTGCTCCTGCTGTAATCAGGCCAAAGGAAGTAACAACTGGCTCTCTTGGATGAGAGAAACATTCGGTGTAAACCGTCTTAGAGAAACACTAATTCTTTCACATATTCGATAATGGCGTATCCCGCACGTAATTTTGAAAAAGACCCTTCTAAACGTACGAAGGGTTGGTACATGGTACCAGGCAAAGGCCGTCGCTACTGGGACGGTAAGACGTTTAAGTACCGCTCTCCTGACGGCACTACTAACGTCAAGGATATGGTTGGAGACCGTCTTAAAGGTCTTGTTAAGCGCATTAGCAAAGGATCTGAAAAAGGTAGAGCTATCAATGCAAGGAGACGAGGTCGTAACCGTGGCCGTGGGGCTGCTGTTCAGTCTGAAGGCAAAAGCTCAGCGCCTAATCCTGAGTCTAAGTCTGGGCAGAACAATCCTACTACCCAGCAAAAGCCTGAGGTTAAGAAACCACCTGTAACTAAACCTGAGGTTAAAAAACCCGATACTAGCAAGGCGTCTACTCCCAAAAAGACTGCTTATCAAGCAGCACGGGACAAGATTAAAACTGCTAAAGATAAAAAAGGTGCTACCCTTGCTGCCGATATTCAGGGACTCAAGTCTTTTATTAAAGCACACGGCGACAAACCGGGCATGGCAAAGGCAGTCGCAAAAGCCAAAGCTTCTCTTGAAAGGAAGAAGGAGCAAAAAAAACCTAAGTCTGCTGCTGTTAAAAAAGGTTGGCCCGGTAACAAAAACTATTAACTATGGCTAAGCAACTATCTTACTCGGAGTGGATAGAAAAAGCTAACAAAGCTTACGTAAAAGGTGTGTACACTGCGGAAGATATGGTGCGAGATTGGGGTTACCCTAAGGGGATAGACCCTGCTAAGTGGCGCATGGGGTTTCGCAACGGCATAGCTGGAAAAAAAAGCCGTGCCGCTATTCAGAGAGGCAAAACTAAATCTGAACTAGAACGAAAGTTCCAAGGAAAAGCCCAGACTTATGGTGAGCCTGATTTTCCAAAAGGAACTCCAGAGACTCAACAGCACCATATTCGTAAGAAATCTCAATACGCTCCTTTTTTTGAAGGGGCTTCCCCAGCTGATCAACAAGAACTGGCAAGATACGCTGCTGAAGATTTAGGCACACCTTTGGGTAATAAAGACCTCAATGCTATTGCGGTAAACGACGCTGCTCACACGATGCATCACAATGTAGAACGTCAGCAGGGGTTTACTAAACGTGATTTTCCTAAATTGACAGCAGAGGGTCCACACCCTAGTAGTTTTAAAAACGCTACATTAGATCAACGTAAGTATGCGTTGTATCAGTTTGTCAACCAAGAGCAGCCTAAAATTGATGACATCTTAATTGATGCTATGAGACAGGCTGATCCTGAAGGCCTGAAAGCTGCTCAGCAATCAGGTACTTTAGTCAGCACTAGAGGCGGACTTAAGTTCGGCAGAAATCTCGCTAGGTTTGCTGCTCCTGCGGCTTTCGGCGGTTTAGCGCTCAGTGTACTGAACCAGCAAAGCGTACGTGCTGAAACGAAAGATGATGATAGCATGTTAGCTAATACTCGCCGTACTTTAGCAGACGCTGGTGTTGCAGGCGACTCCTTAGCTGCCGCAGGCATGGGCTTGAGCGCAACGGGAGTGGGTGCTGTTGTCGGTGTGCCTATGGCAGCAGTTGGTGAAGCTGTTAGCATGGGTGCTGGTCTTGCTGAACTGGCTACCGACGCCTTTGTTACTAACGACGCTAAAGCAAAAGAAGCGGTTAAACGCGGAGGTCAGTTCCAAGCGAACATTGGGGGTCTTAAATTTAGGATGCCTGAACTTGGCATCTCAGAGCGTCTAGGACTCAACTAAATCCACCTACATACCCAACCATACATGACCGATGTTTTAACGGCCTTACAGGGCGATTTCAGGCTGTTTCTGCAAGCTTTGTGGAAGCAGCTTGACTTGCCTGAACCAACCAGAGCACAGTATGCAATCGCAGAGTATCTTCAGCATGGACCTAAGCGTCTTCAAATACAGGCTTTCCGTGGAGTTGGAAAGTCCTGGATTACTGGAGCCTTTGTTCTGTGGACGCTTTTCAATAACCCTGAAAAAAAGATCATGATCATTTCGGCCTCTAAAGAGCGGGCCGACAACATGTCTATTTTCTTACAAAAACTAATCATTGAAACACCATGGCTTTCTCATTTACAGCCCAAGTCAGACGATGCAAGGTGGTCGCGGATAAGCTTCGATGTGAACTGCTCCCCGAGCCAGGCACCCAGCGTAAAAAGCGTGGGCATCACTGGACAGCTCACCGGAAGCCGCGCAGATTTAATGATTCTCGACGACGTTGAAGTTCCTGGTAACTCAATGACTGAAATGATGCGTGAAAAGTTGCTACAGTTATGTACTGAAGCGGAGTCAATCTTGACACCTAAAGACGATTCACGTATCATGTACTTAGGTACGCCACAAACTACGTTTACCATCTACCGTAAACTAGCAGAACGTAACTACAGACCCTTTGTTTGGCCTGCTAGGGTGCCTAGAAAGCTCGCTAACTACGAGGGCTTGCTAGCTCCACAGCTACAGGAAGACATTGACCAGGGTGCCGATCCCTGGGAAGTAACTGACCCTGACCGATTTGCTAATGATGATCTACTCGAACGCGAAGCGTCCATGGGACGCAGCAACTTCATGTTGCAATTCATGCTTGACACCAGCCTTAGCGATGCTGAAAAGTTCCCGCTTAAAATGGCTGACCTCATCGTTACTAGCGTCAATCCTACCACTGCTCCTGATTCAGTCATCTGGTGCTCAGACCCCAAAAACTGCATCAAAGATGCTCCGACTGTCGGACTACCTGGAGATTATTTCTACAGTCCAATGCAGTTACAAGGAGAATGGGAGCCTTACCAAGAGTCAATCTGCTCGGTTGACCCGTCGGGTCGTGGTTCGGATGAAACAGCAGCAGCTTATATCTCCCAACGCAACGGTTTTCTGTACTTGCACGAAATGCGTGCTTACCGAGATGGATACTCAGACAACACACTCTTGGACATTCTAAGGGGTTGTAAGAAATATAAAGTAACTAAACTGGTTGTGGAAACAAACTTTGGTGACGGTATCGTTGCTGAGTTGTTTAAAAAGCACTTGCAGCAGACAAAACAGGGTATAGACGTTGAAGAGGTGCGT